TAACGCTCAATACCCATGATAGAGTTACGAGCAGAAGGTGGAAGAACTAAAGAACGTCCGTCCATAGGTACATCTGCATCATCTAACATCTGAATTAAGTTACGGAAGCCAGCATCGTTAAAGGCTAGAGCACCAGAACCAGCATAATCTGACAAAGCACCATTAGCAGCGATCTTCTGAGCCTTAGCCCAGCTAGAACCATTACCACCATTAGCAGACTTACCTAACGAGAATAGATCGTCTTCAACTTTCTTAGCCAAAGAATAACCAGCATCACCAGTATAGAACTTACGCATAGAAGCTTGCGCTTGAATGTCGGTAATGTCTTCGATCATACGTGAGTATTCAAAGTGCTTGTTAATGAGAATAGACAACTGAGTTGCAGTCTCATTCTGGATTGTTACTGCTGTGCCAGAAACTTTAGCAGTAGCAGCGCCACGGCTAGGCTTAGGGATGAAAATAGTATCACCCTTCTTACCTGACATAGGCATTTTGTTAACTAGGTTTGCAATAACTAGTTCCTTCTTATAAGCAGCAATGATTTCATCACTCCAAATCTCAGGGATAAAACTAGCAGAAGTAGTGTTGTTTGTTACGCCACCTTGGGCGGGATATACTGAAGTAGCCATTTTAAAAATTTCCTAATAATAGTAGATTAACGAACTCTACCTTCTGCATACGCTTTCATTATAACGTCATTGTTAGCAAGGTATCGTTCAGGTTCGTACTGCATCATGTGTAATAGTTCAGATCGTTTCAGGAACTTCTTAGTAGTCTCACCAGATCCTCGTGCTGATCCATTGCTTCCACTTTTAAGAGAACGCTTACGATCCCCTTCAGTAGCAGCTTTAGCTCCTGCAATCAGTTCTTGCTGTTCTTTCCAAGTTGTAAACAGATCATCAGCAGCGTCAAAGTTAAACTCTGCGTCTGCTTTCTGTAACTTAGTAGTCCTAGCCTGAGACTTACCAACCCATTCTTGGAAGCCACTGTCATTCACTATATCCATCGCATCTGGATGGGTTGCAAAGATCCTGTCTCGTGCTTCCATCTTTGTTAACTTCTCAGTAGCTTCCTTTGCCGCTTTCAAAGCTGGATGGTTTTCTAGTTTCTTATCAAGGGTTGCATTAGGATTCTCTAAGAAATCCAGATCACTCACCTCTTCCTGTTGCGATTCTTTAGCGGCTGATTTATTTACTATAAATTCATCTACCAGCTTTCTCAACTCACCTACTTCATTGCCCTGTCGACCTGCCATCTTCTCGGCTTCTTGGTGCATTCGGACTAAATCAGCAGCAGACTTTCCTCGATATTTATCAGGTATCTCTTCCGCTTCACCAGTTTGCTCTTCTTCATGAGAGGCTGATTCAAGGGATTCAGTTAAGGATTGATACTCTTCATTATCATCTAGTTGAGGTTCTTGGTTGCCATCTAAAAATGTTGCCATGTTTGCTCCGTACTATCTAGTATTATGGAATTTATATAAATGAGGTTACTTCAAAAAGAAGTCTCAAGCTTTACTACGTTCTATCTCAATCTGTTTTTGGCGTTGCTTCGTCCATTTGATTGTAGCCCCTGCAAAGTCTCCTGATAGGGGGTCTAACTTACACATGGGTGAAGCGAGTTGTCGATGAGACAGACTGTTACATTTAGAGCATACACTTTCCCGACTGTCGGAGCGTACATACTTCTCTTCTATGTAACTACATTCACTACATTTGAAATCATAAACTCGAATCATTCATGAAATCCTCATAAGAGTTCTTGATACCATCTTCAAAACTTAATAGCTTTCCAATAATATCTAATTGCCCTTGGCGGTAGTGTAATTCTTTTTCAGTCTTACAAGTGACAAGATCACGGAGAGATGTCTCCGATGACGTAAAGTCTTCTAGTAAGCTCTTCCATCCTTCTGTTTGAAAAATATCAATTAAAGAATTGTAATACTTCTCTAACTCAGGATCTGTATGTGTTGACATTGCGTTTTCCTTATGATAGGGCGCTGATAGAATGACTGGACTATAGCATACTAATACTATAAAGTCAAGAACTATTTCTCATTCATTTGTTTATTAACAATAGCTTCTTTGCTTTCGATCTCGCGCTCTTTCAATACAAGCTCTGCAATCTTAGCTCTTTTGGCGAACTCTTTTTCATCAGTGTCACCATCAGCTACATTAGTAGTAAGAACTTTTAAACGATCAGTCTCTGCTTCCATAGGAAGTAATTGAGTCTCAGTATTATACTTAGCAGTACGGGCTTGTGATTCCTGAGCCTGTCCCTGTAGCACTGCAATGTAAGCTTCCTTCTGTTGTATATCTACTTGAGCAGCTTTCTGTGCCATAGGATCTGGTTGAGCAGCTTCTGATAACTTAGCAATAAGAGCTTCTCGGTTAGCTAGGTTCATATTATCTACAACAGATTTAACAAGTTCAGGATACATAGGAGTATCAGGAGACATTGTTTGTAGTAGTTGTACTAACTGAGCAACCTCATACTCACGAGCAATAACACCTAACGAACTAGAGGGAACAAACTTAAAGTCACCAGTAGGAAACTTATCAGGGTTGTATTGCATGTAGCGCCATGCAGCTTGCTGTACAAATGGTATAAGGAAACACTCTTGGAAATTAATCAAGGTGCGCTTATGACGTTTAATAATAGAACCAAGCCCCATAGACACAGCACCAGAAGCCGATTGACCACCAACCATACCAGAGATACCAGCACTATCAATAGCTCCTGTAGCGTTCTGTACCATCCTCTGTAGTTGATCAGCTTGACTGAATGTAATATTATCTACATTACCAAAGTGCATTGGCTTTAGAATTTCATCAGGATTGCCATTCGTAAGAATAGTTTTTCCTGGCCTCACTTCCATCTTAGCGCCACGAGGCATACGAGATGCGTCCATAGCCATCATTGGATGTACTGTCAGAGCTAGTGCATCAATACGAGCACGTAGTTCTGTGTCTAAAGCTTTCTGACTGTTGTATCCTTTCTCACAAACACCACGGCCCCAGAAGCGACTAGGTACTACATCCCAAGGGAATGCAACTACAGGACGATCCTGCATCATGTAAGGGTTTTCTTCTAGCTTTAGGACACTTGTTCCGTTAGCAATAACTGCAACTACTTCAACATAGTCAGAACCATTGTCTGTAAGTGTTTCAGATAGGGAAATAACTTCTTCATCTTCTGAGTACAGATAACTCTCTAACATTGAACGAGGAATTAAACCATAATACTTAGTTAAACGAATACGATCTTCATCATAATCAGTAATATCATCGTTAGCTTCTAGGAAGGAATACGTAGAGGATGGATCAATATCAACATCTTCATATACACCTTCTTCTATTAACTGTTGTACCTGATGTATCGGCACATACTCGTCAATAGCACAGCCTAATGCCTCGTCAATAGAGGAAGCTACTGGGTCTATTAAGAAGTTCTGTGGTAGGACAGGACGAATAGTACATGAAACTTCTTTAGTTTCCATAACACCATAGGTAGCTACCTGACCATCCATAGCTTGCTGTGTAGAAGGAACTCTTCGGGTCTTCTCTTGTACAACAACCTCTCCAATACCTGTACCGAATACAGCAGAGTTTACAATACATTCAGAAATAGCTTGTCGTGTCTTGTTAAGGGAAAACTCTTCACTAAGAGCATTCTTTAGGTACTCAACATCTGCACGTTCCTTGTCATCCATGTCATCACGAATGTCAAAGAATTGACCACGACCAAAGGTAGCCTCTTCTACTTCAGCAACACTGCTTTCAACAGCTTGTTGCAGAGCAGGACTGATTATACGGGATCGTTCACTAGTACGTAGAGAGTCCTCTCCTGACCATATACCACGCCATAGGCGATTGTACTCGTCAAAGCGTTCTACATAGTTAGATTCAAAATGGTCACGCCAACCATCACACTTTTCCATGATCCATTCTTGTGCAGACTCTTCAAGTAGTAGTTCATTTTCATCTGACATAATTAATATCCTGCGATAGCATCCATAAATTCGTACTCGTCTTCCTCATAGTCATATGCATAACTAACCTTAGCTAACTGGTCAATGTATGCAAGTGAATCTACTAAGTCATCGTGTACTAAGTGATTAGGGAACTGGAATAACTGGTCTAAAAACTCTGTATTCCACTTTCCTTCGTTTAAAGTTATTTGTCCATGCTCGAATCGTCCTTGTAAAGCCCAGATAATTCGGTCAGTTTTCCGTTTATTACCATGAGTTAGTTCCTCGACTCGAAAGAAGAACTGTTCTTGCTTCATTTTATCTAATAGATAAGGGTGTACTGCATTCTTCAGTGCTCCTTTCTCCACACCTATAGCAATAGGTTGATAGTCTCGTACAGCTTGGAAGATTTTATCCGCTGTCTTCTTAACATCCCATCGACCATAGATTATATTATCAACCCACCAACCATCAGGGCCACATTTAACAACAGATATAGAAGTTGTATCTAGTTTCTTTTGTTTAGACGTAGTTGCTTTCTCTATGTCAGCGAAACCTGCAAGGTCAACAGAGATATAGTAGTCTCCTTCGTCAGGTTCTTCTGTCTCAAACTCAATCCAGTCCTCACTAAAGACAGCTCCACCAGCAGCTTCAAAGCTAGCTAGGAACTCTTGACGGAATGCAAAGGATGACATACTTCCTTTAGCAGCTTCTATCTCTTCAGGGTCTAGTAGGTTATTATCATAAGAAGTAAAGTGCCAGCTTGCAAAAGTAGGGTCATCACCTTGTCCATGTCTATACAAATCATAGAAATGGTTACGTCCCATAGGAGTACCTATAAAGATAGCCTTACCTTTTTGGTCAGCTAGTGCTGGTCGTAGGATTTGCTCCCACACTTCGGGCTTCATGTCAGCATACTCGTCCATAACAAGGAACTTTAAGCTAACACCACGCATAGTCTCTGGTCTATCTGCACCCTTAAGTGCAATCGTAGTACCATTTATTAATTTTATTTGAAGATTATTAATATGACTGCTTTTAATAACACTGTGGCCTAGCTCCATAAGAGTTTCCCACATGATGTCTCGTGCCTGTCCCTGAGTAGGGGCAACATAAAACACTTGTCCTTTAGTTGTCTGCAGTCCTTCTATAATTAAGGCCCACGCTGCAAGTCTACTCTTACCACAACGTCTACCTGCTGCAACTACTTTGAATCGAACAGGATCTTCATACACTTCTCTTTGCCAATCTAGGAACGCAACATTAAGATCTGTCATTAAAGATCATCATACCTTACATTTAGTTGTTGACCAATACCTAACTTTCCCTGTTGAAGGGCATTACCAACCTCTGGGTTAAGAGATGCTAATTCTTCTAAACTGATTCCATGTCTTTGAGCAATAGTGTAAGGATCATCACCAGCTATTGCTGTGTAAGTAGAGGCAGATGCAGGGTTAGCATTAAAACCATCTAACCAGTTCATTGAGTCATCATATAGAGATGTAATAGTTTCTTTAGCATCTCCTGTTAGATTCATAAACTCCTCCCCTTTAAGAGAAGCTAAGTCACCTAATCCGTTATAACCATAGATCCCTAAGTTATCTCGTATACTGTCTACATACTTTGTACCTGCAGTACCAAAACCATCCTCCCCAACTTCACCTGTACTCATCCATTTACTCGCACCACCAGCTCCTTGGTTAAGAGCATAGCCTAATATAGCGAGCTGTTCTGCTTCAGGTAGAGAGGTATAAGACTCCCCTTGTTTGTTACTAAGGGATTGATGATTCTTCATTACAAGTGCTTTCATTGCACGTTCTTGTAACTCTGGGTCTTTTCTAAATGATTCTCTCGCTGATGCAGTGTGTCCTAAATCTATTCCTAGTATTTCTCCTGCATCTTTCTTAGCAGCCTCACCTAGTTGATACTTACCATCATAGTGATCATTAGATCCTCCTTTAATATCATAGACTCCTTTGCTCTCTATCTCGGCAATTGAGTCTAAGAATAGTTGGAACCTATCCCCACTAAATAATTCAGACATCTTCGTATTCCCCTTCAAGGGCATCATCGCCCCCAATAATAGTAGTACCACCGACACCCGTAATAGTGATTGACACAGCATTCCTTCCTCCACTCTCATTCTTTTTATCAAAATAAGAAACAGGTAACACACGATCCATACACATCTTAAGAGCTGCTGATTGAACAGGATGACCATCTTCTAACGCGATAGCTATAACCTTATTAATAACCTTATCACCACTCGTGGCTAACAACCTAGCCTTAAGCTCGTTGATTCTTGCTGCATCCCCTTTAGGTCTTCCAACACTATTCCTATTGCCTTTCTTCTTAGCAGCAATAGAAGCTTTAGTTGGACGGCCCCTTTTAGGTTTAACATCACCACTTTGAGAACAATCATCATTCATATAATAAACACCTAATTAGAGAACTTTGTCTCTATATAGACTCTGAATTGAGAACAGAGAGTAGTGTTTATCATAAGGAGAATGGTTATCAGGTACACAGATACTCTGTCTTTCTGTTCAGTCCTATATAGTAGGAATAGAGGGTAGCATACTTTCTCACATAAGTCAAGACATATCTTAATTATATATGTATCTAATAGTTTACAATGTACAACTTAGAGCACCCTAGCTATCTCCCTAGTACTCCCTTGGCAGGACTCCCTACCACTATGCAATCCCCTGCAGGTACTTCTCCTTTATCAATATCAATAAGTTATAACTACATAGTTCTTATTCCTTTTAATTACAAAGACTTAGAATAATTACATAACTTTCTAATTTCAACCTTTTTAGTATCTAAGCAGGTACCGCTATTGTGACCCGCGCTGCCATATACCCCCCGTCCCTAATGTAGACTACCCTAATGTAGCAGAATCTAATGTAGACAATGCTAATATAGTAAAGACTAATGTAGACTTCCCTGATATAACCAGTGTGAATGTCTAAGTAGGTACCCATAGCTTATTTATATAGTGCTCCCCTATCCTAATTTAGTGATAGCTAATGTAGTGTTGTCTACTATTCATCTGAGCTATACGCACTATTCATCTGACAGTATAGACAGTGGTGCATGGTTAACGTATTATAGTCATATGGTTAGTTAAGTATATAGAAGTAGTTAAAGGTAGGTTACTTTAGTGTGCTTAGTTGGAGCTGATACCTCCGTGAAAATAGACCATGCGCTCTTTAACAATCTGGATTTAGGTGTGAATGTTTCAAGGGGTTAGTCCGTCTACATTTCGGATTGATCTTAACGGGCAAGTACGCCTCCGATTTAAAGAGTAAAAAGTTTCCCTAGGAAATTATTCCGAAGGATATAATGAATTGACCAATAAGGTAGAATGATTATGAATTTTCAAACAGAAATTAAGAATATCGGCAACATGTTAACCAAGCAAGTTAAGGCTAGTGACAAGACTAATGACGCTCGCAGAGTGTTTGCAGTAACATTGCAGGATAGTGGAATCAACCTAAACAATGCAGAATCTGCCCTCGAAATTAAAGTAGATATTGCCAAGGCTTTCCCTAAAGGAACTGGTAAAAATGCGGACGAAGCAGAGAAAAAAGCAGTGAGTGCGGTGCGACAAGTGCTATCATGTTTTAAGAAGTCGCGTGATGAGAATCTATCACCTAATAACTTCAGTACCTATTCAGAATGGCGAAAAGCTGTATATAATGAAACCCCACCCTCAAAGCTAGAAACGATAGCTAAATGGTTAGAAGCTGAAAAGCCAGAAATTACACTGAAGGATTTGCAAAAGCTAATTGATAGCTACAAGGCTTGTGACGTTACGCCAACGGAAATCAAAGAGGCAATTGCTGAAGCCTTGGCAGCGTAAAGTTTCCCTAGGAAATTCTCTGAAGTCTAGAGAGTTTCCTTATTTTTATTTGTATGAAAATTTCAGGAATTGATCTTATGAAATACACGATGCGAGATGTTAACAGATTGATAATGGCCCGTGGTTGGCCTAGGATGATGGCGATGGCGTATTATATTACATTAGCTTATGCTTCAGGTGATGCTGTGAGCCAAACTTTACAAGATAATTATGATAGGGAGTTAGTATGTTTAAAGCTGAGTCAGTAGTTAAGGGTGCATGCAGCGTTATGGTTATAGGCGGTCAGCAATTCATGCGTATGAGTTTGTCTAATCTGTGGCCCGAATGGTACTATCTTAATGATGGTGGGGATGGATGGAACGAGGTTCTAGCTGATGATGTGCCAATGTTTGAACGCATTTATGTTATGAGGGAACAGTAATGATTGCTTATAAAATTATGAAGTATGGTAAAACTGAAGGTTGGTGGAGCACTTTGTTTCATGCTATTGATGGGTCGAAGCAAGTTAAAGAGAAGGAGTGGTTGTATGCTAACATTAAACATGTTCGTGATGGTAGTGGCGGTAAATACTATTACTCTGGTATTCACGTTCTACCCTCCTTGGCTGACGCTCTAAAATATATGGAGAACTTTGATGATCCACTTGACAAGACCATTGTGTTAGTTGAGTGCCGAGCATACGAGAAGAAGAATCATGCACGAGGCAATGTATACTTGTGCAATTCTATTAAGATTATTGAAGAAGTAGTTGTGATCGTGTAATGCGATCTAAGATAATTTATTAGCACCTAGTAGGGTAGCTTGGGTTTCCCTAGGAAACTCGTTAGACAGTCCTACAGGAGCTTAGAGAGGTAGTATCATGATCAAGTTATTAGACACCAGCGGTGGAAACACTAAGCTAGCTAAGAATAATAAAGATGTTCTTATAAGATCGGCAGGATTATCAATGATGCCTGATGACGATCTCTGCGTATTCCGATGGATAGCAGCCTGTGCTTTGGAATGTTTACGCTACTCTGGTAGAGGTAGATTTAATGCGGTAATGGCGGCACGACAGGCCAAATCAGATTTGTTCCACGCTGACCCAGAGGCTTTTCTTAAGCAGCTTATACATGAGATTACTCTCTTTGAGAAGTTATGCAATAAGTCAGGTGTGGAGTGTTGGGTAAGGCTCAATGTCTTTAGTGATGTACGATGGGAGTTAGCAGCTTATGCTATTCCTCAGATGTTCCCTAACATAAATTTCTACGACTATACCAAACATGCTCATAGGCTAAAGAAAAAACTACCAGATAATTATTCCCTCATGTTCTCCTACTCCAAAGCACCTGAGTATCAGAAGTATGTGGAGATTGCGTTACAAACAGATGTACCTATCTCAGTCGTATTCTATGGCCCAATGCCAGATACGTTCTTAGGTAGAGAGGTAGTTAATGGGGATGTAAGTGACATACTCAACCTATCTCAGAAAGGTAAGATTATTGGCCTTACTTATAAGGTAGTAAAAGCAGTGGCTGGTGAGGAAAAGATTGATCCTCTTAAGTCTAACTTTATAGTGGACACTACCCGAATCCCTTTATTAAATGCAGCATAGAGTTTCCCTAGGAAACATTGGAGGTTTTATAATGAAATATCAAGACTTGATGGATGAATTAGATGCAATGTCGCCTGAAGCTAAGGCTATTGTTACTAGGGCTTTAGACTATTACGGAGATCAGAAGACTATTTTAGTGAATAGTGAGTACTTTGACATCCTTGAGGAAAAGAGTGGGTGGATTGAGTCTCTTGAGTACCTTGAACTACTCAGTGACGAGCAATGGTGGTCTGTATATAATCATAATGAAGGAGAGAAAGCATGAACGCATTAGATTCAACAGTAAAACGAGCACGTAAGTTTCTAAGACTAGGTAACTCCCTAGCATATGAAGACATAATGATTAAAGAATTGAAGGGATGTTCTGAGAGTGAGGACACCGAGTATTTAATCAAGGCAGGTAAGCGTGATGGCTACAGCTTTAGGCAATTTGGAATCAAGGGGAAATAATATGAGTGATATATTCTTAACCAGTAAAGAGTTGTTTCATAATCACGCCCCATCATTTAACTTTGAGTTAGGTGAAGAAGAGCTTGTAGCTAAGGCTATAGCTGTTGGTTTTGTTACGCAAGTTAATAACCCTAAATCCACTGTCGTAGGCCAGCCCGAATACCTATACATGGTTAACTCAGATTACAGGACGATGTCATGAATATTATAGAAACAGAAGAATTAAAATTTCCCAAGGAAACTTATGACGCACTAGATGTGTATAAGTTAGAGCGAGTTCGTTCACACCTTATAGACGTTATGATCAAGTACAAGGGAGATGATAAGGCGCTTGAGTCACTACTATCTGACGCGCTGTCAGCATCTTATAACTTACGAATAGCTATAGAGGAGAGTTTAGTATGACTAATTCAAAGAGCAGGGTGTGGATGCGTCAAGCAGAGGACAGGAAGATTATCAAGGCAGTCATGGCAATGGCTGACGACAACGATGACACTAAAGCAGAGTATAATGCAGACTACATACTCTATATCAATAGCTTAGATGATGATGACTTTCAACTATCATATGATGAATGGAGTGCAACATGAGAAAAAAGAATCCGTTTGGTAAGAGTAACTTTGATACACCACATGCAATCTATGAGGGGGAAGGGCCGTGGGGACATTGCACTGTACATGTAATTAAAACCTACCAACACCCCGACAATGAGAGAAAGAATCGATACGCTAAATGGCTTATTGGTGCTAAGACTGACGCAACTCATGGGTCATTTGATTATGGGGATAGCTATGTTCATGATGCATTGATTGGTGACATGCAGCTAGTTAGTTCTGTTGAAGGATGGACTGAGTACTATTCTCCCCATCCGTTACTTGCCCAGATAAGTGATAGTGTCTTACTGCATGAGTTGTATGGATCTGAGGACAATGAATAATGGTTGTTAGAAAGATAGTGTTATATATAATTATAGTATTCTTATTTTGCTATCTCTATAGAGTTTCTTAATAGGATTATACATAATTATTATTAGATGTTCATGCCTTGTTAACAACAGAGTAGAGTATAGCACATATGTAGACACAAGTAAACCCCTATGGTATAATTAACCACTGGGTTATGTATAGGGGTAGTTATGCGTTGTATTAGTTGCGACTGTGAGTTAACGGATTACGAATCAACAAGAAAATACGAGTCAGGTGAATACCTTGATCTGTGTGGTGGTTGTAGTAAATGTATGGATGAAGAGATAGGAACTATTAATCGTATGGACTTGTTATCAATTGGAGATGAATAGGTGTCAGAACTTAAAGAAAAATTAGCACGAGCAAGAAAGTTAGAGAGGCTGAACAATGAGCTAGATGCGTACTCGAAGGGGGCTTTAATGTCTGAGCCATTTGGAACCTACAACAAGGGCAAAGCAGAGAACCTTGTCAAGACTATTAAATTATTTAAAGAGGGGCAGTTGCTATGAGTATAATATTCAAACCTAAGATCGCTGCTTGGTTCGGTGATAAGAAGGAGCCAGTAAAATCTGTAGTAAAGAAAGTTAGTGGACGACCTCATAAATACTGGGTATCTTCTGAGCTTCAGAAAGTAGTAGACCTAAGAGCATTAGGAGTATCACTATCAGACACTGCTAAAATACTAAATAGAGGACACACCTCAGTATCAGCAGCTATAGTACACCACGACCTGTACGAGAAGATAGCTGAGAAGAGGGCTATGCACATAGCAGGGGTGACTGATGCTTAGTTGGTTCACGGAGGTAGTGTGGCTAGCGGCTGGACTTTCCATACTAGGATCTGTTATCATATTCTTCCTGTCACCTATGTATGAGTTCTTCCAGTACACTAAACATAGTGTAGATACAGAGACTAAGCTATACACTATCATGTGTGAAGCGTTAGATAAGTCTGAGGAGACAGGTAAACCAATCAGCATTACGCTTATGCATAGTGCTAAGGAAGGAGGAGAGGATGAAGATTGAAGTAGGGATAGAGGATGCTAATGCAATCGCTGTTGATTGCTTGAAGCAGTACTACCTAGATAACTATCGAGGTGGGCACCACGCAACAGCGAGGGCTGCTGATTGGGAATTATTAATGTCACTGGATGTGGTGCTGAGCCATTTCATGACAGATCATGAATATGAGGATTTTGCTAATGGGCTTCGTCAAAACACACTTGCCTTGTGACGACTGCGGTAGCAGTGACGCACTGAGCATTGATGATAAAGGGTGGCGCACTTGCTTCGCCTGCGATAAACGAACTAGAGGTAAGGAGATAGATATGGATGTACCTAGTACTAAAGTTTCCTCAGGAAATTTCGATAGAACTAAAGAAGACTTAAACACCAAGCCATATAAGAGTGTAGTTGCTCGTGGCATATCAAGCGATACCTGTAAGACATACAAGGCCCAGTTACATGGCGAACGTATGATCTTCGGATACCATGATAAGGATGGTTTCTTAGTGGGAGCTAAGACTCGGACTCCAGAGAAGGAGTTCTTTACATCAGGTGCTTGGTCGGACACAGTACTGTTCGGACAGAACTTGTTCCCTAAAGGCGGTAAGTACATTACTGTAACTGAAGGTGAGTATGACGCTCTGTCTGCCTACCAGATGCTAGGTAGTAAGTACCCTGTAGTATCTATTAAGAATGGCAGCTCTGGTGCATTGAAAGATTGTCGAGCCTCATACGAGTACCTAGATAGCTTCGATACCATAGTGGTATGCTTCGACTCAGACGAGGTAGGGGTCAAGGCTGCTAACCAAGTGGCTGAGTTGTTTGGTGGTAAGACTAAGGTATATAAGCACACTAAGGACGAGAAGGATGCAAACGATTACCTTAAGTTTGGACGTACAAAAGAGTTCATTGACCGATGGTGGAACTCAGAACGCTTTGTCCCAGATGGAATTATTGCAGGAGCTTCACTATGGGAAGAGGTTAACAAGCCTATCGCCCCAGCAGACTGCCTCTATCCTTTCGATGGACTCAATAAACTTACGTATGGAATTAGATTTGGTGAGTTGGTTACAGTTACCGCTGGATCTGGACTAGGTAAGAGTCAGTTCATGCGTGAGATTATATGGCAGATCATCAGTAAGACAGAAGATAACATAGGAATATTATTCCTTGAAGAGAGTATTAAGAAAGCTGCTCTATCTTTAATGTCCCTTGCTGCTAACAAACCATTACATCTACCTGACACTATAGCTACAGACGAGGAGAGGAAGGATGCATTCGATGCCACGTTAGGCACTGATCGTATATTCTTATTCGACCACTTCGGTTCTACTGGTGTTGATAATATTGTAGCTCGTGTACGTTACATGGCTAAAGGATTAGGATGTAAGTATGTAGTATTGGATCACGTATCTATCGTGGTGTCAGCACAGGCTAGTGGCGATGAACGTAAAGCATTAGACGAGATCATGACTAGGCTTCGTATGCTAGTACAGGAGACAGGCATTGCACTGTTCATTGTATCTCACCTCAAGCGTCCTGATGGTAAAGGTCATGAGGAAGGTGCAGCGTCTAGCTTGTCACAGCTACGTGGCTCTGGCTCTATCGCACAGCTTAGTGATATGGTACTAGGTCTTGAACGTAATGGACAAGCAGAGGATGAAGAGACTAGGAACACTACTCATGTACGTGTACTTAAGAACCGATTCTGTGGCCTCACAGGTAAGGCTAATGAGTTAGCCTACAGTCACAGCACTGGTAGAATGCTTGAGAAGGAAGAGGAGAAAGAGTTATGAGTAAACGGATAAACACTTATAGCATTACCAATCCTGAGGAGATTGACCTAGTTAACTTTGAGGAGGCTATGGCTTATCTTAAACTAAAAGGTAAGAGGAACCCTATGCCTTATGATAATGGTAAGATATGCTTTCATCATAAAGGAAACTACTTCTTCATCAATACATTAACTTGGAGCTGGTGCTTACGGAACAAAGCTAATAGGAAATGGAATCGTGCCACTTCAATGGATGCAGTATATAAAGCTATTGAAGAACATGGAGTGAGTTACATGGCCTATGCAAAACGTAAGGGATGGAGGTGATTCATGAGTAAGATAGGCAGCTACGCACTAGAGGTGATGGACAATGAAGCTAACGCTAGATATAGAGACAACATGGAAGCAGGATCATATATGGTGTTGTGGAATCCAAAGAGAGGGCGAGGTAAAGCAGAGGTTACTAGTGAACCCGATGCAGTTAGAGCAGCACCTGCGTCATACAAGCCACGTAATAGGACATAACATCACAGGGTTTGATGCACCTAAGATAGATAAACTATGGCAGGTACAGATACCTAACTACAAGCTGAGAGATACAGTGTTAATGTCTCGGCTATGGTGTCCACGATTAGAAGGTGGTCATTCATTATCAGCTTGGGGTGACAGGTTGGGATACCCTAAGATTAAGTTCGATGATTATGATGGTGGTCTAACAGAGGAGATGCGTACCTACTGCAAGATGGATGTTGAGATAACCCATCTACTTGAGCCTCACCTCACCAGCCTACTACTAGAGGATGGATTCTCAGAGGAATGTATTAAGCTAGAGCATGAAGTAGCAATCATAATTGCAGAGCAGCAGTCTAATGGATTTAAGTTAGACACTGTTAGAGCAAACCAATTGTTAAGTGATCTTATGGGGAGAATGAATGAAATCGAACGAGCAGTCCAAGCAGTCTTCCCACCCTTGGTGGAGGAGCGAGTCTCGGAAAAGACAGGTAAGCGGCTTAAAGATAAAGTCACAGTCTTCAACCTCGGAAGCCGTAAGCAAATCGCTGAAAGACTCCAAGGCAAAGGAGTAGTATTCAGTAGTCAAACTGACAAGGGTAACATCATTGTTAATGAGAAGACCTTGGCAGGAATAGATTTACCTGAAGCTAAGTTGATACTAGAATATCTAACCTTACAGAAAAGAGTTAGTCAGATCGATAGCTGGGTAAATGCAGTTGGTAGTGATGGTCGTGTACATGGTGGAGTGATTACTAATGGAGCTGTCTCTGGACGTATGACTCATAATAATCCTAACATGGCCCAAGTACCATCAGCTAAGAAGGACAAGAAGACAGGTGAGTTACTATTTGGTGCAGGTTCAACCTATAGTACAGACTGTAGAGCCTGTTGGATTGTAGAGGAAGGGAACTTATTAACTGGCATCGATGCTTCTGGCCTCGAATTGAGGATGCTTGCCCATTACATGAATGATAAAGCCTACATCAAGCAACTACTTGAAGGGGATATACATACGTATAATCAACACATGGCTGGGCTAGCTACTCGTGATCAATCGAAGACTTTCATATACGCCCTGATTTATGGCGGAGGTTTCGCTAAGATTGGAGAGATAGCTGGTGGCTCTGCTCGTAAGGGTAAGCAACTGGTTGATAAGTTTATGAAGAACCTACCTGCGTATGCTCGGTTGAAAGAGATCGTATTGCAGAGTATGCGTAAACGTGGTACACTACGAGGGCTGGACGGACGTAGGTTAAGAGTAGAGTCAGAGCACAGTGCTTTAAATTTTCTCTTACAATCTGCTGGCGCAATAGTGATGAAGCAAGCTCTAGTTATTCTCAAGAAATCTCTTGATGATAGTGGAGTGTGGTACAAGTTTGTAGCTAACGTCCATGACGAATGGCAGATCGAATCTTCAGCAGAAGATGCAGACTTGGTAGGTAAGTTAGGAGTACAGGCCATCGTTGATGCTGGGCTGCACTTTGAAATGAATTGTCCATTGGATGGTGACTACAACGTAGGGCCAACTTGGGCGCACACACACTAGCTTTGCACATAGGTCTAGTGATAATGTTTAAACAAAGGAAAAATCCATGCAAAATCATAACCCACTTAAAATCGAAGCCACTGCTTTCTGGTTCTCATTCCTAGAGAAGAATGAAATGTCAGACAAGTATCAGGTAGATCTTAGTGAACTATCAGAAGAACAAGTTGATCGCCTAGAAGGTATGGGTGTATCAGTTAAGAACAAAGGTGATGACCGAGGTTACTTTGTCACAGCTAAGTCGTCTAAGTATCCACCTCATGTAGAGGATGACATGGGTTTCAAGATGACTGAATCTGTAGGTAATGGATCTAAGTGTACCTTCATTGTTAAACCTTTTGACTACAACTTTAAAGGTAAGACAGGTGTTAGCTTAGGCATATCCAAAGCACGAGTGAATGACTTGGTTCGTTACGAGTCTGCTGCTACTAGCTTTGAGGATATTCCAGAGCTATGATCTTACTCGTTGATGCAGACATCTTTTGCTATCGCATAGGTTTCGCTTGCAACAACGAGTCACAACAGGTCGCTTGTAAGACACTACTCAGCTACGTGAATACCATCATCGAAGATTTAGTAATAGATTCAGATGATGCTACTCATGAGGTTGAGTATTACCTAACAGGCAAAGGTAACTTTAGGAATGATCACGCTGTCACTGTACCCTACAAAGGTAATCGTGATGGCATGGTCAAGCCTATACACCTACAAGCACTGAGGGATTTCTTTGTAGAAGAACTCGGCGCTATTGTGACTAGTGGTGAAGAGACAGATGATAGGATAGCAATACGTGCAACACAGGAAGGTGATAAAGCTATCGCCATATCTTTAGATAAAGACTTTGACCAGTTTAAAGGCTGGCATTATAACTTTGTTAAGAAGATTAAATATTATATTACGGAAGAAGAAGGCTTACTTAATTTCTATAAGCAATTCTTAGAAGGTGACAAGGTTGACAACATCATAGGTGTTGCTGGCATTGGCCCTGTTAAAGCTGGTAAGTTACTGGCTGGTAAGACTGAGCTTGAAATGTATAATATATGTGTTGATAAACTAGGTAGTGAAGAGAGAGCCATTGAGAATGGGATTCTCTTATACTTACGTAGACAGGATGATGAACTATGGCAACCACCAAGACCCGTAACAACGGGCGCTGGACAGAAGCTAGACATAAGTCCTTCATAACCTCCGCTTTACGTGGAGCACATGGTAAGTGGGGAGTGAAGACTGATGTTAAGAAATCTGCTAGAGTTTCTACAGGGCGCTATCGTTGTGCTTGCTGTGGGGTCATTGGCCCTGCTACTCTCTTCCACCTGTTGGAAAAGGTCGTAGGAGAAACAACGCTGCAGTGGATCACATCGATCCTGTTGTTGACCCAGCAGTGGGCTTTGTAGATTGGGACACATACATAAAGCGTATGTTCCTAGAAGAAGATGGTTATCAAGTCTTGTGTTGGGTATGTCATGGCATTAAGACTCGTGATGAACGTGAAGTTAGAACCTTAACTAGAAGGAATACTAAATGAAACATTTAATCATACCTGATACGCAGGTCAAACCCGACACAAGTTATGATCACTTAGAGTGGGCAGGTAAGTTTGCTGCTGACACTAAGCCTGATGTTATTATACACTTAGGAGATCACTGGGATATGTCCTCCCTAAGCTCCTATGATGTAGGTAAGAAGAGCTTTGAAGGTAGGCGGTACACTAAGGACATACAGTCTGGTAATGAGGCTATGGCTGCTCTCATGAAGCCTATCCTGCAGGAGCAATGGCGGCTAACTCGTAACAAGAAGAAGCAGTGGAATCCTAGAATGATATTCTTAATGGGCAACCATGAGAACCGAATCAACAGAGCCGCTGAGAATGATCCTAAACTTGATGGGTTAATTAGCTACGATGATTTCAACCTACAAGGCTGGGAAGTTAAGCAGTTCTTAGACCCCATTGTTGTTGATGGTGTAGCGTACTGCCACTACTTTACATCAGGTGTTATGGGTAGACCAGTATCCTCTGCTAAGATGCTACTCACTAAGAAGCACATGAGCTGTGTGATGGGGCATGTTCAAGACAGGGACATAGCCTATGCACGTAGGGCTGATGGTTTGAATATGACAGGACTCTTTGCTGGTATCTACTACCAACACGATGAAGAGTACTTGACACCTCAGACCAATGGATCATGGCGTGGACTGTGGGTAATGAATGATGTAAAGGATGGTAGCTTTGACGAGATGCCAGTTAGTATGAACTATTTAAGGAAACGATATGTCAATGACACTCGAAGAGTTGAAAGTACATTTACAAGCGTTGGATGAAGTCATGCTCATTGAGTTGTTACAGCTTGACAGTGCAACATTAGTTGAGAGGTATGAGGACATTATAATTAATAAGTTCTCAGACCTTGAAGAACAATTGGAGGACAAACAATATGATCAGAGCTAGAGTATGGGATCAGGTTAAACAGGAGCCTACTATGAATGAAGACTATGTATGGGGAGTCCCTGAGGAAGATGAACCATTCCTAGGTTCTGCTAAAGCTACTCAGGTAGGAGGTGACCACTACTCTAAGCTTAAGATTCAGCCTATGGAATACTCTATGGCTAATGAGTTGAATGCACTACAGCATACAGCTATTAAGTACGTCACTCGTTATCAAGATAAGGGTACACCATTACAGGACTTAGCTAAGGCAAAGCATTGTATCGATATGATGATAGAAGATTGGATGGAGAATCATGAGTGAGAAAGTAACTACCAAAGAGTGTCCTCAGTGTGGGAACAAAGACCTACTCACCTTCACAAGTATCAATAAGAAAGCATGTGTGGATTGTCACATAGAGTTTGATTGGTACTTAGAGGAAGGGCAGAAGAGTTTGTTATAGTTTCCTAGGGAAATTCAAGGCAAAATAAAGGGGACTTAATTGTCCCCTTCTTTGTTTCTAGTCCTTCAAATTATCAGGCATCACATCACCAAGACCTTGCTTCCTATACCAAGCAGACAGCCACTTCCTAGCAAACTCTGGATCTTTCTGCTTTAGTTTATAAGCAAACTGCTTACCCACTCTTAGACGAGCCTTACGTACCCTACTATCTAATATCTTTTTCTTCTTAGAATCAGAAAGAGCTTGATACTCTGGTTCTTTAATGACAGCTTCTAGTATAGGAGTTAACACCTGAGCATTGATTTCTCTAAGCTCTGCAACGTCCTCACTAGAAAGTTTAACACCTTGGAACTTATTAACAATCCCTCCCTTGTTCCACTCAATATCAGTAATATGTTTCTGTAAAGGAGATAGATTATCTTCAGAAGAGAACCCTATATTAAGTAAAGCTTTGGTAATATCAGTTTCTTGAGGGCCACCATACACACCATACTTCTTAGGCAACTGCTCACGAAAGATAGGTATACGAGCCTGAAGTCTTTCTAGAACAGACTCAGTTTGTCTCTCATACGTGTCCATAGCCTTAGCTATGTTGGCTGTAATAGCTGGTGTAAAGGGACGAGCCGCTGTCTCTAGAAGAGCTGAACCAGTATCTATGTTAGGATCAATAATCACTTCCGTTAAAGCGTGGAAGCCTTCTAGGAATGTCTTAGAGGTTAAGTTGCTCTTAACAGCATACAACATATCCTGAACCAACTCCATCCCTTCCTCAGTGTTGATGTCATCATCATCCAAATAATCCTTAGTGAAATCAAATAGATCAGCAGCCATAGCAAGAGGAGTGGCTAAAGGTTCTATACGATTATACTCCATCCAAGTATCCCCAATCTTAATTGAGTATGGCTTCTTGCCTGTGTCCTTCCAACGCTGCCTCTCAGAAGCGGTACGAGGTAGACTACCAGTAAGGTTATCTTCTTGATACATAGTGCCTACCATAGCAAAGACAGAAGCTCCAATAACCTGACGAGGCAGTAGCTCTGCTGTTGTCATCTTCCGTGAAGGGCCATGCATAGGTATTACAGAAGTACGGAAATCTAGTAGTGCATCCCCTAGTCCTTCCTTATTTATCTTCCTGATGTGTAGAGCAGGGACTATTGGAATATAATTGTAACCTTCTTTAATAATATTCCAAGGAGTCTTAATGAATGGAGCAAACAAAGTAAAGGCTGGGTACTCATGCCTAAGCTTCTGTGCCTTAAGGGGAATACCTTCAAGCTTCTGCTGAAAAGCATTAAACAAAGCATCATCCCTCACCCATGAAACCATCTCATTACTTTTCCTCAGTACATCTAAATCATCGCCAACTCCCTTATGTCCTGCGTTGACCCTGTCAGTATTACGAGCAGCTACAAAAGCTTTAAGACGAGCATCCCACTGAGTAGTAGGGGATTCCTTACTAAATAACTGACCCTTATAATCTTTATAAAGCTCATCGTAAGAACCCATACCTAGCTTACTATCTTCAGAAGCATACTTAGAGGCTGCTTGGTATAGGCTCTGCCTACGATACCTAGACTTACCATACTCGTCTATGCCTACGATAAGCTTAGTAGGGAAACGCGCAGCCCCTTCAATCTTAGTACCACCTACACGAGTACGACCAATGGAGTTATGCATGTAATCCTGCATGTCATTCAGTAGATCATTTACCTCGTCATTAGTTAACTTAGCAGTGTCATCTATCTTGAGTGTAGTCTTAACATAATCATCCCACTCAGCCTTGTCCATTTGTAGAGATCGTCTTACAGTCTCTTGATCCAGTGAATATCCTTTTCCAAATCCTTCACGGAAGTATAGAAGGTCAGCACTGAAGCCTTCGAGAGATGCATCCCACATCGCCTTAACCTGCCTCCACTCTCTGCCTCCGTTGGTTAAACCTATACTGTCTAATGCAAATCCAATAGTCTCATTAGCATTCTTAAGAGTCTGCTGAAGAGCAATAGAAATCATGTTGACTAATGGCGTACCCATACCTGAGAGCATTGAGTTAATAGCTACGTCCAGTGCTACGTCAAACGCACTTACCTTATTATCCTTACGAGCGAGGTGCGCGTCCATCCAATTCTTCTGCTGCTGGGGAGTTAAGTTACTTATAACTCCTGCATTTAAAGAATTAGTGTTTACGGCAACTCTACACTTAGGGCTTAACTTTGACATTAACATTCCACTCCTGCAAACAACTGCTTAATCTCACGATTGTTCGCTATATCTTGCTGCAATTTTTTACGAGCTGTCATTACACCAGCAACTTTACTTCCTTGTCCTTTGAACCATGCCTGTATACCATAGAACACATCAATATCATTATGCAGTAGAGCTATCTCAGCGTCTGACATACCATCAGTGTGTTTAGTAAGCATACTAAAATCTAGTAACTTCTGATCTACTTCAGATAATAAATCTCTCATACCTGTCAACTCAGCGGCATTGAATATCTTCTCAGGGTTGGCTAATATATACCTAACCATGTCATCAAGGTTATCAATGTCCTCGTCCTTTAAGAATTTACTAGCACTCTTTTCAATGTTCTCAAATGTATACCTTCCTGATGAACCGAACCTAGCCGCATAAGTATCCAACCCACGACTACGTGCAATCTGAGCCACAGTATCAGAGTACTCATCAAGGGTAGTCTGCTCTCTCTTAGCCTTGTCATACTTATCAAAATCATCAGGAGTAATCTCTTCTCCTTTATTCACCTTACGATTTACATTATCAATAGCTTCTTTAGAAGAGGAAGATAGTTTGATAGGTACTATTGTTTCCTTATTATCCCCACTAACCTTACCTTGAACTACCCTACGAGTACTGTCTTCTTTACTACGAGGCATAAACTGTTGACGGACAAATGGATCTTGGTTAACTCTTTGAGCACCTGCTGTATCATTCCTATCTAAGAATCTAGGAGTGTCAAGTCCTAAGCCTAGCTTCCTAGCTAGAGAAGGTTTGATGCTAAGTATAGAAGGAGGGGCAGGTGGTTGTCCTTGCACAGCTTGTGCTATAGGAGTACGAGGTAGTGGAACAGAAGATTGTTTCAGCCTATCAGCATACCCTTCTATCTTACTGAATTTACCTAGCTTTGCATTCTCAAGATTAGTAACTGCTTTTCTTAAAGTAGTAGCTGAAGCTAGATCAAGCTCTAACTTTTTAATCTTAGCATTAGACTCAACGGCCCTAGCTTCCATAACCCTAGAAGAATTACGATTACCTAGAGTTGGTTTAGAACCAGATCCCTGAAGTTTTGCAAGAATATTACCTAGCTTAAACGACTTATCTTTCTCAAGCTTTAAAGTTTGGTTAAGAGTAGCTACGTCTTCTTTAGAAGGAGCACCCTTAGCTTCTAACTCTAGTTCTTTCAGTATCTTAGCATTAGACTGTTCAACAGTACGCACAGGAGCATTAAATATTTGCTCTATATTTACTGACTCTGTCTTTACAGGAGCACTTGAGTCTACTTCATCTACTGCTTTAGCTACCTTGTCTGTAGACTTGGTTAAAAGCTTACCAATACCAGCACCTAAGCCACTTCCTAACACAGTACCTGCAAACATATTAGCTACAGTGGAGTCTCCATACTGCTCATACACTGGCTCTAGAGCGCCTCCAAAGAATCCTTGGGCAGCGCCCCTAGAAGCATATGTACCTACCTTAGAAGCGAATGTAAGAGGCTTGAGAGCAAACGCAGGTATAGTAATAGGATCAAGAATACCACCGCCAAGCATACCAAGAACAGAAGATACTGGGTTCTGTTCCATCTGTATCCTAGAACGATACTCAGCTACTTGTTCAGCTTTCTCTTGTCTAGGAGTTTTCTGCACTCCTGCAAAATCTTTAATCCCTCGGATACTTGAAGTGAACGAACGCCCTGCTTGATCACCAAAAGTTTCAAAGTTTCCGTATTGCTTACCTTCCGCTGCTTCCATCTCCACTACTTTATTGACCATTACTTCTCTTGGAGTACCATTAGGAAACTCCATTGTCCCTAACGTAGGGTGCTCATAAAAAATAGTCATGATACCTCCAGAGTTAAGGTGTTACTTTTAAAGTCTTAGAAATCTCATCAGGGGTAGCACCTAAAGTACCTAACATAGCTTTAATTTTTCCTAACTCTATAGAACGATTCTGAATTTCATAAGGCTCTAATCCACCAGCTCTAAGCTCATTGTACAAACTGGTTGCTTGCGCTAGTAAACTTGTTATTTTAATTTCAACACCTTTGGGATCACCTGCTTTTACATTCTCTATTTGATTAAGGATTTCCTGTTTAAGACCCTCGTCACTAGTAAATAACAACTGCTCTTCTAAATCATTAACAGTCGATTCAATTTCACTTTGATCTAAACCTGCCTCACTCTCACTTGGACTTAAATTTTTAACAGTACTATCTCCTTCAGGATCGGAAGGGGTTTGACGATCATTTCTTAAACTAGCCATCCACTCTGCATATGAATTAAATTCCATGCCTTGTGTTGCATCAGCTATTCGACCATCAGGGTACTCAGTTATGCTGTGTGTAACAGCAGGAGTAGTATTACCAGTTACAGAATTAGAAGAAGCAGGGGTAACAATAACATTACGAGGCTTACCTAAAGCCCTATCCTCTGTACTTCTAGTTGCTTCAGTTCCTGCAGCCTCCATCTCATTAGCACGAGAGTGTAGAGCCATAGCCTGAGCATAGTCACCACTCATCATTAGTTGTTGAGCAGCGCCCCTCATACCTTCAGGAGTATTAAGATCAGCCCCTTGCATACCATCTTTCACACTCTGAGCCTGTGCCATCTCTGGAGTCTGTAATCCAAACATGTTGTTAACGCTTTGACCTACTAATGCACCACCTGCCGCACCTGCAGCGAAGTAGGGATTCATAGCAGATGCTTGCGACACTGCCTTGTTAGTTCTATTCTGTTGTATTGTATTTGGATCTAAACCAAACAAACTCATTACATCACTAGCCATAATATTCTCCTATTAGTATCCGAATGGGTTGTTGCCAGAAGTGTTTGGGCTGGTATTGTATGTAGGCGAAGGAGTTGTAGGTTGATCAAGACCACTCCAGTCAATCTTACCTAGAGAATCACCAATACCAATGTAACCACCAGCTTTAGCCATTCCAGCATTCTGAGTATTTCCAGCAGCACCTGACATACCTGATACTAAGTTACTACCTGCAGCATTAGCAGCATTAGCAGCGTAGTTACCGAACATACCGCCCAACTCTTGTTGCTTTAGTCCCATTTGATCAAGACCTTGAGAAGAATTTAACATGCTTTGACCAATATCAATATCAGTCTGACGTTGCTGCTGTGCTCTATCAAATGCATTGTAACGATCTGCTGCATCCTGTTGTGCAAATGCTTGAGCAAATCCATATCCTTGAGGAGACAACATACCACCTCCACTAGCACCTAAGCTCTCAGCACCCATACGAAGACCACTAGAGCCAGT